TACCAGCTGTACCTACAGCACCTGTGGTCAGTGTTATAGACTTTAGTGTACCTGTGCTGGCATCAATTGTACCACTACCTAGTGTTAGGTTACTTGTGGTACCCATACTAAAATTACCAATCAGCGTACCGACTGTGCCGGCACCGCCTGTGGTAAATGTATCTGATGTAATCTGACTTACCTGAATAGGAGCAAATGCGCTATCATCGTTTAAACGGAATCTATGACTGTTGTTTCTATATGAAGAAACTTTGTCAGTGATTAAACTACCGTCACCAATTGATACACCTAATACTCCGCTGAAACCATAAAGGTTAATACTTCCACCTGTAGCAGTAACTGAGGTATCTGTGAATTTCTTATTTTCACTAGCACTGGTTCCAATATAAAATGTACGAGTAGCATAGATATCTCTTGATCCAATGTCTCCGCTGCCATCACGTATAACAATTTTGCTGTTGGCAGTAACGTCAGTTTGTCCGGTGTACAAACTTACTGCTTCGACTACAGCATAATCTCCGTCATTACTGAATGTTGATACACCAGTTCTGCGTAGGAAACCAGTTGAACTATATTGATTCTTCTTAATGCCAAGCCCTGAATTAACCACATCTGAGAATAGAATAGCACTGACATCACCAGTTCCACTACCTGTTCTTCCTAGGACAGTGCCTGTGGCAATTTGTGCAAGTCTACCAGGAACAATACCGTTGGTTTTTAATTCTACCCAACCATTGGTTAAGGTAAATTCCGCACTGTTGAAACTGGCCAATCCTCGGTCTGCTTGTGTAATACCTACTGCATTGGCTCTGGTATTAGCAGTAACCATTGACAGTTTGCTTTGAACGATAGCCGCAGCACTATTGATATTTGCATTATCAATAATGTCATCTTTAACATAGATGTTCCATACGTTTTGACTTGAATCAATACCTGTAGTAATTGCATTATCACCTGGAACACTTAGGTCACCACCAATGGTAACAGCACGACCTTCGTTGCCTGTTCCTGTAAATGCAATACCCATCCCAGCAGATACCTGTTGTCCTACAAAGCTGTTGGCAATAATAGCATTGAAACTAATACTGCGATAATTAACAGCATCTTGTGGATCTGTAGGATCAGCAACGTTTCTAATTTTATTCTGATCAAGATTCAGTGAACCTTTCATAGACAACTGACCAGACAGAGCTAAGAAACCTCCAGTTGAAACAGGAATTAATCTTCCGCTATCAACTGTAATTCCGCCATGATCTACACCCAATCGACGATCGATATATGTTCTAGTTGCGTTTTCTGTTGGCACAGTATCAGTGGCATTATCCGACATCGCCGAGTCCGTTGAAAATTCAGCAATTGGAACACCACGCTTAAAGCCCAATCCACTTAGGTTACTTAGAGCAAGTGATGCTGAGAATGTAACAGTACCAGTACCCTGGTCAACTCTAAAGAACGGACCAACGGAGAAGTTACCAAACTGGTCAGTGGTTACAAAGAAGCAACGCCCTTCACCGCGTTCTACAATCTGTGCATACTCAACTTCGCCTGTGGTATCTAACAATGTTTCTGTGGCAATACGTACCGGTGGACCATAAATCTCATTTGGATAGTTAGTATCGGCATAGCTACCAGTACCAATGTCTAATAGGTCATGAGATGTAACACGAGTCAACGCAATACGAATTGTCAAGGTACCTCGACTTCCATCGCTTCTAGCGGCAACACCTGCAAACATAGTTACAGCACCAACAATATTAATAGCACTGTCTTCTAATGCAGGAGTGAAGTAAACATTAGCGTATGTTTCTCCAGTAATGTTAGGATTATCATATTGAGTAATAGTATAAATACGACCTTTCCAACCAAACCTCATACCAACTATTCTAGCGAGATCATTGGTTCCAAGTTCAACAATAGCAAGTTTAGTACTGCCTGCCGCACCGTTAACTAGATCAACAGCAAATGTACCCGTACCGTTTTCGGCAAAATCAACAACTGTGGTGCTGCCTGGATAGGTTACCAGTTGGAAAGTACTAGCACCTTTGTTATATACATAGTATTGTATACCGGTAGATAGACCAGGATCTCCAGTTGGCATCGCAATGCTAGCATCAAATCTAACAATATCGCCATTGTTATACCCGTGGCTGGTTTTATTGACAGTATTTGTTGTATGATCAAATGTACAGATAGTACTGTTGACCACGCAGGTACCTGTTCCGTAGTCTCCTAATATAGTACCGTTTCTTGTAAAGGTTCCGCCAACAGTTGGCGAGCCAACATATCCAATAGCATTCCAATTGGTTGTGCCAACTGAAAGAATTTTATAAAGATAAGTTGATACAGATTCTCTAGCACCAACAATTAGTCTAGGACCGCCTGGGCTTGAACCTGCTACAAGTTTATAGTCTTGTTTAGACTGTAAAGTCATTTCAGCGTAGTTGTAGCCGTCTTTTAATAGCGTATTGGCTAGTTTAGTTGCAACAAAATAATGACTTCCAACTCCTGCGCTGACGATTTCAATTGGGCTACCGTTTTTGCTTGTGGATACTTTAAATGTAGTAGTGGTATAGCCTTCATCTAAAATCCAATATGTGTCATCTGGAATTAAACCTGTAGGCAATGATCCACTGGTATAAAATCTTACAGCATATCCAGGCAACTGATTATGTGGTGTACTAGTAACCACAGCTCCGTTAGCTGTACTAAATGTACAAACACGATTTTCTGTGGCGGGAGGAAAATAATCTGTAAATTGTAGAACACGATATAACTGACTTGTATACAATTCATATAATTTTAAAGCAGTACTAGGACGAACAGCAACACCAACAACACCACCGGTTAATATAACCTCAGTGTTCATTCTTATTGTGACTCTTGTGCCATTAGGTACAGAAGCAACAAGACCATCTGTATCAGAACTTAAATTTAATCTATAGACTCTCTGACCAGTACTATCACTTGGAAAGTCAGCTTCTGTTACCGCAGAAATTACAGGGTATCGTGTAATTCCTAATAGCCCACCGTGATCAATTTCCACTTCACTGAAGTTTCGCGGATTGTAATCATAGTCTGTAACATACAAAAGAAACTGACCAGCAGAGTTTGTATACAAGCCTCCTACATTATAAACCACAGCACCCTGTGTAAGTTCATAATATAAGTCAACTGGAGTTGGAACTTCTAACGGATCACTACCTTCAGCGGCTAGCGCATAAACGCCGTGAGCACTTGAACCACCAACTGATCGTATCTGTCCACCGTTGATTGAGAAGTAGGAAGTGTAACAGTAGTAGGTAAACATTGATACTGCTTCAGTTAGTCCGCCATTGGTAGCAATCAGACCATAGCCCATGTCACAGATCTGGGTGAAGTCATTTGACAACATACTTCTGTTACCAGGCATTAGAATTTCAAAAACGTTTGAATTGTTATTGACAAATGTAATGGTAGCTGTTTGAATAGCAGACTTAGCCGCTTGCAATGTAGTTCTTGCAGTCTTTTTATAGGTATCGTAGGTTCTGCCTGCAGAATCAGCCACTAGGTCCGGATAAGTTGAACCTGCAATGTTTGCCACTGCCGCACCAGCCGCTAGTTTCTGAGCTTCAGTTCCGCCTGTAGTTCTGTAAGCAGCTAATGAATTAATTACAATAGAGAACAATGTTTCTAAAACAGTAACAATTGTAGAATCGCTAGGGTTAGCTAGATCTTTAATTTGTCCTGTGGTTGCTCCGTATGTTGAGCTAACTGTGGTGTTAACAATGACCTGCTTGGCAGCATTCTTGACCTGCGTTAGAGCATTTTCGCAGGCTTGGTATTGTGTAGCCAATACTTGTAGTTCTAGGGCATCGCCTACTCCATTAAAGTATCTGTAGGCAGCATCTCTGGTTTCGCTGTCTCCACCGTAGGTTAAATCGTAACAGATAGCACCGATAATATATTCAATGTCTCTTTGAGAACTAACTGAAGAAAATACCAACAACGGATAGGTAGTTGTGATGTAACCTGTTCCTAATTGTTTTAAGAAATCTGTATTAGATATCAACAATGCTTTGGCATTGGTTCTTAATGCAGGTGCACCTGCAGGATTTGGTATACTTAATGTAGGTGCTGCGGTTGTTCCTCTACGAACAATATTAGTGTAGTTTATTTTACTTTGAGCAATAGTAGCTCTACTAGCAGTATAGTATACTGTAGGAGCAAGTGCAGCCAATCTTGCATCTGCAAGATCGTGAGCATACTCAACAGCTCGGATAGTTAAGTCTAATTGTTCATCAATAACCACGGCAGCATTAGCTTGACGATAGGTTAAAGCAGCTTTTCTGCTCCAATAGTTACCACCTTCAACAATATCGTAACCTACACCTTCGATGATTAAACCAACGTCTCTATTACAAATATTTTGATCATAGGTAAACACTGGATACGGCCAAGGGGTGGTTTCATCTAGAATCAAAGTAGCTGTACTGCCACTGGTACCATAGGTAAAGTCTCTAACATAGTTGATTCGATACACTTGATCTTCAACAATAAATGAAGCTGGTAGTTGTGGGAAACGTTTTAATTCGCTGACAGATAATCTAGTATTGCTGATTTTTTGAGTAATTCTAAATTGTATGTTACCGGTAAATCCGTCAACAAACATACCACCGTTAAATTGATGCTGTCCATTGCTTAATGAAAATACAGCGCCTTCTTGTGCATAGGGTGACTTGGCAAGAATCTGACCTTCAGGATCTAATACCATGGCAAAACCGCCATGGCCTTGCATACTTAGAGCACGTAGGATTGTGGCATCATTCATCAAGAAGATGTCCATTCTATCATTGTCTAACGGTTCGTTGAATGAAGAACTTGAAGTATCGATAATATCAACAATAACATCAGCGAGTCTTGCAATAACTCCACCGTTAGGTACTACATCACCTGAGTTTGCAGTATAGGCAAGAAAGTTTGTACTATCAAGAGGTAAAACATTTCCGTACTCATAGATCACAAAAGAAGAAGTTGTAGCAACAGTTATAGTAAAACTACGGCCGTTAAGTTCGGTCATTCCTGTCATGTTACGGAAAGTAACAGTTTCACCTGTGGCCAATCCGTGTAGACCATTGGTTGTAACAGTGCAATTAACATTTCTTGCAACAGACAATACGGTTATTGCTGTGCCACCTGCCCCAGTTTCTGCTGTGTATGCACTATCAATGACTTGCTTTTCGCCGTATTCTATCACAGCTCCTGTATAAGGATTTGTATAAACAGAATTTACAACGTCAATATTTTTAATTATTGCTTGAGCAACAGTTTCTAATCTACGAATAGCACCGATGGTTTGTTGCAATTGAGTGGTAATTGCTAGAGTTGCACTAGCATTGTTGGTATCTCTATATTTTAATGCTGCTGATATAGTTCTAGGAGCACTACCGTAACGTAGGTCAAAGATCATAGCATCTAAAAGTAAACCTACATCTCGTTTACAAATACTGCTATCATATTCAAATCCTACGTAAGGAACTTTTTCTTCGGCAATCTGTTTGTTGATCCAAGCAATAACTTCTTCTTGAATAAATGCTTTGTTTAATGCCAACAAATCGGCAGCTGATCTGTAATAACCTTTGTTATTGATCAATGTTTCTGGATAAATTGGCTCATCAGCATTGCTGAGATAATGATAGCCAAATAGGCTTTCTCGTTGAGAGTTATAATCATTTCTAGCAGTGTTTACGCCGTCAACATATTTGTCTCGTCTAAAGTATTGGAACGCCCAAGGACTTGAGCTCATGCCTTTCTTTGGACGGATAATACTACGGCGGAATTCATCTCCGCGAAGTGAAACGTTCTGCGGAACCTTTAAGGGTAAGTTTTCGTAATAGATACCAGCTTCAACAAACACAACCAATTGTCTAGTATTGGCAACATCGCCATAGCTAATACTTTCGCCAATTTGGAATACACCATATTTGATATCAATGTCAAATAATTCGTTACCACTAGTATCTAGTTCTCCTCTATGCGATAGAATCTGAGCCAGTGCTCCAGATGTTTCGCCTAACAAGAAAAGTCCTTCTCTAATGTCTCGACCACGCTTTGCTTCCGAGCTGTCTGTGGTTACATCTCCTGTAAAGTCTGTTCTTTGATAGCCTGTGTAAATGGCAAATCTTGGAAGATTGACCAAAAGGCTTGGAAATTTTGTAAATCCAGCGCCACCGTCTGTGATTGTAATGCCTGCAATAGTTCCACTGACAACGTCAGCAAATCCAAATCCCGCTGTTGCCTTAGTATCTGTTATAGCAGGACTTACGCGAACAGAAACCAAACCAAATCCACTACCTGTATTTTCAATAATAGCGGTACTAACTTTGTATTTGATCAAAAATAGTGCATTGGTACCATAGGTACTTCCTGGCACTGTGCCTGTCCAGTAAACATAACCATCGGCATTTGTTGCAGGCAATCCAAGTCCAGTGCCTCCTAGGCCTTCGTCAAACTTTCCGCCTACTAAAATTTTGTATGTTAAAATAGGACCGTTTGGTGTGCCTGGTTGGCTGTTAACTGTTAAAATTTCTATTCTCGCAGCATTAATATCCAATCCGCCGGCCGGGTTAATTTTTAATACTTCGCCAGCTTGGAAGTTAAAACCGCCATTTATTAACTGTACACTATCTACGGTTAAAGTAACACGCCCTGCAAACCCTGCGCCAGAATCTGGAGACACTTGTATTTCAGTTAGTGTAGCATTGTTTCTAACTCCGGTATCTGGGTTAGTCCAGGTTAACACTTTCCTGTAAGGTCCAATCTCAGGAGGACTTGATTTAATAATTTCTTCTGCTCGCTTTAACGCGGCTTCTAGAGTTCTATAGGCAAATGCTAGAGCGCGACCTTGAGTACTAGCGCCAACGCCAATTCGTTCGTCGCTGCCTGATGTAGATACATACAGGTTTACACGACTGGCGTAACCTGCATTATCTACGTAGTTTTTAGTAGCAGCAACAAGTCCGTTATAGGTTACATCATCTTCTGGTTTTGGATTTCTAGAAAGAACCAAAGGACCAGTCATAGTGCCAAATGCAGAGTTTATGACTCCTATTGCTGGGTCTATTGCTGTTACACCTGCAAGAGAAATTTTACTGTCTGCATAGCCTTTATTAGCAGCTTCGTCAGCACTAACTGGAGTTGTTAGTTCTTGAATTCTAAATTGCGTACCGCCCGATTGACCTTTTAGGTTTCCACCTAATCTTGGATTGGTATCTGCAGAAATAGTGCTTCTAGTGTTAGTAATTGTGATTTCATTTTCGTTCTCAAATACCAAACTTATACCAGTACCTGCAACTAATTGCTTGAATACCAACCCAGACTCGTTGGCATTAACTGAGACAAGAGCATTTTCAAACCCTTGATAGTAGGCATCGCCTTCGCCACCAATAGGAGCGTCTTCTAAAGTGGAAAACTTTAGTCTACTGCCTAAGCCTAATGCCCCGTAGAGTTCTCTGAAGTTGTCATTTACTTTTCTAAATGAGTCGCGAATACTGTCGCCTGTACCGTCATTACCGACAATACCTATATCAATCGTTTTTCTTG